CCCGTTGCTTGTTCCGTACCAGCGCAAGGTGACCGTGCCCTTGATCGTCGCGATGCGATAGAACGTCCAGGTATGCGACTCATCCCAACTATCAATCGGACCAAGATCGCCAGACTCCTCGTAAGCCTCCAAAACAGGCGAACCTATCAGGTCCGCAACGTCGCCGATCACGTCTTCAACGCCCACCGACTCACAGCAATCCTGCTCATGAAGCATGATGTATTGTTCGGCTTCGGTCTGGAAAATGATCCGATCGCTGGTCTTGTCAGCGCCTTCAATCGCGATTAGCGTCTTGCCGATCAATTCTTTGATATCAACGTAATGTTTCATTTCCGCTCCCGCCCCGCCGCCGTGACCAACTGCGCCCCGTTGGCGATGAGCAACCCCGCCACAGCCGCCAACGCCGCAGCCCTCGCCGCATCCCGCACCCCCTTCCCCGCCCGGAACCCCGCCATCTCGACGGCATCGGCTTCGCGGCGGCGCTGGTCCTGTAGAGCGTGTTGTTGTTCGTTGGTCATTAATATGCCTCTTTGAATCGCTCGGTTATCATCCGGTTAAACTCGGCGCGTTGAGCAGTCCGCGCCGAATCCCGCGCCGCAGCACTCGCCGCAGAACTCGCCGCAGCCCACGCCGCATCCCACGCCGCATCCCACGCCGAATCCCGCGCCGCAGTCCGCGCCGCACCCCCCGCCGCATCCCACGCCGCAGCACTCGCCGCAGCCCACGCCGCATCCCTCGCCGCATCCCTCGCCGCATCCAGTTCTTCTTTCGTGGATTGGCCGTCCGCGAATCGCTCGGCTACCTCGACGGCATTACGGCTACGCTCATCGGTTAGCAGGTGCCATACTTGCCTAGCGCACCAGCAGCCAAGCAGCCGCAATTCACGCGTAATATCGTGCGCTGCTAGGACCTCGCGGTTACGGCCTGCGATCTTATCGCCGCCGATCGTTACATCTCCCCACACGGCCACGCGGCAAAGGTAGCCGCCCTGGGCGTAATGCAGCGCGTCAAATGGATCGACCGAAGCGTGCAGTCCGGAACTGCACAGCACGATGGGCGAATCCGTGTAGTAGATGTATCCGGGTTCGACTTCCAGGCTCGTGGCGTCGTAGCCTAGTCGCCGATCATCACTCACGAAATGCCATGCGAGTATGGCGTCTTCTCTGGTCTCGTGCTGCCTTATCTTCCCACTTCTGCCCCCAACATCTCCAGTCGCTCCGCGATAGCCATTGTTTTTGATTCCCATATTCTCTCCTGTTGGTATGTTGTTAATTTTCTTTCGTTGAACGGGCCTCAACTTCTTTTGTTAACCAAGCCCAAGGAATCCGAAAGATCTTGCCAAAACGCTGGTATGGGATCTTGCCTGCGTGGATCATCTTGCTGACCATGGCTTTGCTTATGTGCAGGTATTCGGCGGCTTCGGTGACTTTGGCGTAACCTTCTTTAGGTGTAATGCTCATGCTAGTTTTCTCCAAAGATGTCGGAAAGATGGACTTCAGTTTTGGGCTGAGTCTTCTTCCTGCCAGGGGTGACCTTTATAAGGTCGGAAGTGATGTACTCCTGAAGAGCAGACAGTGGATAGCGGACGCTCTTGCCGTTCATTTTAAAAAACGAAGGGCCAGTTCCAAAGCGGCGCATCTGGCGAACTGTCTGGAGAGACACTCGCAACGCTGCTGCCACATCCTTCTCGTTCAGCAGCGGCTCTATGTTCAATGCCGGGAGAGGATCGTTTTCATTTTTTTCTTTCAACCTTGGTACTCCTTTTCTCTCTAATGCCTGTTTCGCCATAAAGCTTACCAGACTTTACATAGTGTATCACGTCTTCTTCCTCGTAGCGTACAGAATTTCCTAGCCTCATGAAGCGTGGTCCTCTATTCTGTTGTCTCCACTTGCGAACACTGGACACGGAAGCGCCTGTTATCCTTGCAACGTCATTGTCTAGAAGAAGAGGTTTTTTGAACATATAAGTCTTGTTTTTTCTACAGGATACGAAAGGGGAGTGGTTGTGCCTCGCTGTGCCCACAGCGAGGCAGTCGGGTAGTTTTGGATGTCTGTTGATCCGTTTCTGTGTTTTTGTTATTTTCCTTTAATTTTTTAATTACCTGCAATGTGCAGGCTGGCAGTAAAGCCAGAAGGTCGGTCAGGGTCCACGGTTTCCACGCCGTATTGAATCTGAGAAAACGGCGATGCCCCTCGTTCAAAAGTTGACCGACCTTCAAGATTTACTGCTTGTGGAAAAGCTGTTGAAAACCTGTGGATGGTTTGTGGAAAACCTGTTGAAGATTCTCTCTAGGGATTTCCTGTTAACAACTCATTCAGGCAATACAAGTTCCTTGGGAAGTACCATACGGCGTCCAGGGTCTCTTTCTCTCTAAGAATAGTAGTAGTAGGAGGAGAGGGAGGAGTGTATGCTACTTCTCTAGTCTGTCCTTCTTCGTCGGTTTCCAAGCTGGAATCATGGCGGTCCCAATTTCCATGACCCGTCATCTCTTTAACCTGAGGTGGAAGCATTGTTCCCCAGGTGGATGCCGATAGTGGGTGGCTACCGGAACTCGGTATCGCTCTTTTAACTGCGACCCTTAGAAGAAATCTTGTTTCACCAATGCTTGCCTTATCCATGGCTGGCCCCAGCGGTGATGCAGCCACCATAACGTCTGCCTGGGGATCTAGGGATTCAGAGAACCCTTTCGACAAGAACAGCATAATGGATTCCAGAGGTAGACGCAAGGGTGAGATTGGAGTACACTGTTCGATGCTGTTGCACAGGAGTGATCAATATGGAAAAAACGAATCGTACATTATTTGTCAGAGAGAAGCTGGTGGAGCAAGAGGTCAAGTCTCAGACGGCGAAGCGTCTGGCGGCGGGAGAAGGGCCTTTAGCGGCCATCCTTGAAGAGGAGCGCCGCAAGGAAGAGGAGAAGGTGAAAGAGGGGGAAGAGTGGGCGCTATCACTATCGGAGTTCATTAGGACGGCAACGGGGGAGGAGGTCGTTGGGGTGGAGTACGTTGGGTTTAAGTCAGGGAGAAGGTCCTTTGAATTGATATGCTTGTAGCGTGAAGATGCTTAGCGAGAGGGATCTGTCATTATATTTGAGGATTTCTGTCCCGTGCTTCAAGTACTGGCGAAGCGTTGGGTATGGGCCAGCGTATACCAAATCCAAGAAGAGAGTGTATTACGAGGCTTCCCTCGTAGAGAGATGGTTGAAGTCTTGCATGGTAGAGCCAGGAGAGGATCCAGTTCCAGAAGAAGATTTCCTTATAGTGGATGGGGTCTACGATATCTTCGTGTCGGAGCGGAAGAAGAAATAGTTGTGCGGCGCGGGGCCTTGTTCTGCTAGAATTCAATTGAGGCCGGGAAGTATTCCTCCCATGCGTTCCGGTCTTGTTGTTCGTATTTCTCCTGTTGGTATTGAAAGGCCCTACACCTCCGGTAGGGCCTTTTTTTATTTCTTGGAGAACTCGCGATATACCCACGTTGCGGCGCTACTGAGCAGGGATGAGATGAAAATTATCGTGGCCCAAACGGTTTTGACTTTGCCGACTTCTGCCTCGAGCGCCACGACCTTCTCTTCGTTCTTTCCTGTTCTTCCGTTGATCTTGGCTAGATGTTCCAAGATGTGCTCAAGATTGACTCTGCTTTCGGCTACTTCTACTCTGAGATCGGAAAGCAGTTGCTCGATCTTGTCCATCTTTTCCATGCCTACAGTTTCGTCCACATAGGCGCGATTGCGCGATGATAGGGATGTGAATATAAGGAATGTCCTTTCGGGGGAATACACTCCTCAGCAGATTGACACTATCATCGCGAATGCTAAGAAGCTGCCTCATCAGGAGCAGGTAGAGCTTGCGAACCTGCTAGGCCAGTACGAGAAGTACATAAAGGTTCAGAAGTGCCAGAACAACTTCCTGGACTTCGTTAAAGAGATGTGGCCTGCATTTATTGCAGGTAGGCACCACAAGATAATGGCCGATGCCTTCGAGAGAGTCGTCAGGGGAGAATGCAAACGACTTATCATTAACATCGCGCCTAGGCATACAAAGTCGGAGTTTAGTTCTTATCTGCTCCCTGCTTGGTTCTTGGGGAAGTACCCTCACAAGAAAGTAATTCAGACGGCTCATACGGCTGAACTGGCGGTTGGATTCGGTAGAAAGGTTAGAAACCTAGTAGATAGCGATCTCTACCAATCTGTTTTCAGTGGGATATCGTTATCCTCTGACAGCAAAGCAGCAGGAAGATGGAACACCAATAAACAAGGTGATTACTTTGCTATCGGCGTGGGCGGTGCGGTAACAGGTAAAGGCGCCGACCTTCTAATCATCGACGATCCACACAGTGAACAAGAAGCTGCTATAGCGGCAACGAGTCCCGGCGTGTACGACAGTGTGCATGAGTGGTACACATCAGGCCCCAGGCAACGTCTTCAGCCTGGAGGCGCCATCGTGATCGTAATGACGCGATGGAGCAAGAAAGATTTGTGTGGTCAGATCTTAAAGTCTGCGGCGCATAGGGATGGAGACGAATGGGAGGTAATTGAGTTCCCGGCAATTATGCCTTCCGGCCACCCCCTTTGGCCTGAGTTCTGGCCTCTAGAAGAGCTGGAGAAGATCAGGGAAGAACTTCCTATTGCGAAATGGAATGCTCAGTACCAGCAGAACCCTACCTCAGAAGAGGGCGCTCTTGTAAAGAGGGAGTGGTGGAAGATCTGGGAGAAGGACGATCCTCCCAAGTGCGAGTACATCATTCAATCTTGGGATACGGCGTTGACCAAGGGAACGAGGTCTGACTACTCAGCCTGCACTACCTGGGGTGTCTTCTATGATAAAGATAACGATGGTAAGAAACGAGCAAACATCATTATCCTTAACGCTTTTCAGGATAAACTTGAGTTCCCTGAACTCAAGCAGAAGGCATTGGAAGAGTATCGGTATTGGAAGCCAGATAGCTGCATCATCGAAGCAAAGGCAGCAGGTGCGCCACTTGTATTTGAATTGCGCAAGATGGGCATACCGATCCAAGATTACACTCCATCGAGAGGGAATGATAAGATAGTTCGCGTGAACGCTGTTAGCGATATATTTGCTTCAGGGTTTGTTTACGCGCCTCCTTTGCGTTGGGCGGATGAGGTGATAGAGCAGTTCGCGTCATTCCCCAACTCTGACCACGATGACCTTGTCGATAGCTCTACTCAGGCGCTGCTACGCTTCCGGCAAGGTGGTTTTATTTCTACGCAAAGCGACGACGACGAGGACGACTTTGCGTATACCAGAAAGGCAGATTACTATTAACTAAGGAGTTCTATGTCATTCAACCCTAATCAATTGTCTACAATGGCCCAGGTGGACGAAACCGTAGCTCAGTTGGACGCTGCTGGTATCGGAGGTGGCGTTGTGTCGATCTATATCCCAGAGTGGTTTGGGCCTTTCCCTGAGCCTTCTGATGGTGAGGCTCGGCAGTATTGCCTCACCTACGCTAACGGATCGACCGGACACAATGTCGGCCTGATTCGTTCTACTATCGAGAAGAACCCTAGCACTTGGCCGCAGATGCTGCAAGCCGATGCTATCCCTCCTAGCGAGTAGAATATGATTGACAAGCCTCTAGATGAAACGCCTTTCCTTGAAGAAGAGGATAGCGCCGAAGTTGAAGTTGAAGTATTGAATCCAGAGGCTGTCTCTATCGAAACAGAGGATGGCGGGATGTTGATTGAGTTTGGGCCTTCTGAAGAAGAGGAAGGCTCACTCGGCAGCGTCCCGCATTCTGCCAACCTTGCAGAGCATATTGACGATTCCGATCTGTCTTCGATTGGAATGAAGATCTTGGATGTCTACCAAGAGGATCTGAATTCGCGCCAGGATTGGGAAAGGGCCTATAAAGAGGGCCTAGACTACCTTGGCGTGAAGACTGAGGACAGGAACAAGCCTTGGGCTGGCGCGTGTGGGCTTTACCACAACATGATTATGGAAGCAGCAGTTCGCTTCCAGTCCAATGCGATTATGGAGATCTTCCCGGCGACTGGTCCGGTAAAGACTCAGATCATTGGTGAGGTAACGGGAGAGAAAGAGGATCAGGCTCTCCGCATTCAAACCGATATGAACTACCTGCTCACGCAGGATCTTAAAGACTATCGGCCTGAGACTGAGCGGTTGCTGTTTGGGTTGTCCCTTTGCGGATCGGCTTTCAAGAAGATCTGCTTCGACCCTCTTACGGATATGCCTGACGCCAAGTACGTCCCGGCGCAAGACTTCATCATGCCCTACGGGGCTACCTCTCTTAAGACGGCCAGTCGCTATATCCACGTTCTCACCAAGAGTTCTAATGAAATCAAGAAGCTACAGTACAGCGGCTTCTATCGCGATGTAGACCTCCGTCCTGATTACGACTCTAATTCTCAGCTTCAGGACAAGATCGACAAGATTAGCTACGAGTACAAGCAGGGTGACGAGGATTCGATTACGCTTCTTGAAGCGCATATCGACCTGGATATTCCTGGCTTGGAGCATACCGATGAAGACGGAGAGGCCACTGGGATTGCTCTGCCGTATGTCGTTACCGTAGACAAGTCCTCGGGTAAGGTTCTTTCGATCTACCGGAACTGGGATGAGGATGATCCCAAGAAGAACAAGCTGATTTGGTTTAGCGCCTACAACTACGTCCCCGGAATGGGCGCGTATGGGTATGGTCTTATCCATTTGATTGGCGCGAACGCTAAGGCTTCTACGGCAATCCTGCGCCAGTTGATTGACTCTGGCACTCTAGCCAACCTCCCTGGCGGTCTGAAGGCCAAAGGGATGCGGGTGTCAGGAGATGACTCGCCAATCCAGCCTGGGGAGTGGAGAGACGTAGACGTTGCGAATGGAGACATCGCTCGTTCGCTTTATCCACTACCCTATAAGGAGCCATCGCAAACTCTCTTCCAATTGCTTGGGAATGTAGTTGAGGATGGCCGTAGGCTGGCTTCTATTGCGGATGCTGAGATTGGAGATGTCAATTCGCAAGCGCCAGTAGGGACTACGTTGGCAATTATGGAACGTGCGCTCAAAGTGATGAGCGCCATCCAGGCGAGGCTTCATGCTTCGTTGCAGGACGAGTTCTCTATCCTCGTCCGTGTGATCCGCGACAGTGGATCTGAAAGATACAAGATTGATTTCGGGAAGATGAATGGGAGCAAGCGGTCTGATTTTGACAACCGCATTGATGTGGTCCCTGTCTCTGACCCGAATGCGGCTACGATGTCGCAGCGAGTGATGCAGTATCAGGCTGCGATTCAACTTGCTGCTCAAGCGCCGCAGTTCTACGACCTGCCTGAGTTGCATCGAAAGATGCTGGAAGTCCTTGGTGTAAAAGATGTTAAGAAGATCATTCCTGAGAAGATGGACGCCCCACTCCTCGATCCGATCTCGGAGAACGCTAACATCACAAACATGAAACCTGCTAAGGCATACATGACGCAGGATCATCAATCACACATTATTGCCCACATGGCGTATGTGCAAAGTCCTACCGTCCAGCAGCAGTTGGGACAGAATCCTCAGGCAAACGCGATCTTCGCTGCTTTCATGGCGCATATTGCAGAACACGTTGGGTTCGCATATCGCAACCAGATCGAGCAGAAGCTCGGTATACCGCTTCCGCCTCCGGGACAGCCTATGCCAGCGGACATTGAATCCAACCTCTCTAAGGCCATTGCAGACGCATCTCAGGCCCTTCTACAGGAAGCGCAAGGACAACAGGCACAGCAGCAGGCTCAACAGCAGGCTCAGGATCCAATTGTCCAGTTGCAGCAGGCAGAGTTGCAGATCAAGCAGGCGGAACTCCAGCAGAAGGCTCAGGAATCTCAGCAGAAAGCGCAGTTGGAGATGGTGAAGAACCAGACGAAGGCTCAATTGGAGACCGCCAGGATCCAATCTCAAAATCAAATGACTCAACAGGCTGCTGCACAACGCGCACAGCAGTCTCAGAGTGAACTGGCGCTAGATAATCAACGTCTTCAGTTGGAAGTCCAGCGCTTGCAAACGGATCGGCAGGAGTCTGAAGCCCGTATTCAGGTAGAAATGCAGAGAATGCAGACCGAAAACGACATGGCGAAAGCCAAGATCGCAGAAATCTTAGCCCGAATGGACACGTTGGGAGCAAATGCTGGACCTACGCAGTAAGTTTTTTAATCGGCTAAACGAATTATCGGAGACGAACGCCACTCATCTCGTCTCTGGTGCCTGCATGGACCATGCAGAATACAAACTGATGGTGGGAAAACTCTCAGGACTACAGCAGGCTCGTCAAGAGTTCCAGGAAATCTGGGACAAATTGGTGCAGCAGCTTGATGAAGACTGACGCAATCGCTATATAGCGCAAAAGGAAGACAATGCAAACACTGCCAACTCCAGTTGGGTATAAGATCCTCGTTAAAATGAGGAAAGCGGTAGAGGAAAAGACGAAGAGCGGGATCTATTTGCCGGATCAGGCAAAGGAAAACGAGAATACTGCCTCTCTCCTCGCGGAAGTAGTGACCTTAGGGCCTGATGCCTACAAGGATCCCATCAAATATCCCGGTGGACCGTGGTGTGCGCCAGGAGATTGCGTTATTCTTCGTAGCTATTCTGGCACTCGCATGAAAATCGAGGGAGAAGAGTACCGTTTGATCAACGATGACAGCCCTGAGGCTGTTGTCCCTAATCCTGATGCCGTTGAGAGGGTCTGATGCCTGAAGAATACATGGAATCTGACCTAATTATCCCCGGCAAAGAGGATTCTGACGTTGCTGTTGCTACTCCTGAAGAGGATGAGCTTGAAATTGACATAGTTAACGACACTCCTGAGGATGATCGTCGTCCTCCTCGGAATGAAACGCAGCAAGCGGAGCCTGTTAACGAAGACGACGAGTTGAAGAGCTACTCGGAGGGCGTACAGAAGCGCATTAAGCGCCTGAAGTACGAGTTCCATGAGGAGCGCCGTCAGAAAGAACGAGCCGATAGAGAGCGTTCTGAGGCATTGACCTACGCTTCGGCGTTGCAGCAGCAGATCGAGCAGTACCGTCAGCATAAAGAAGCAAGCGATCGGGCGTTAATCTATACTTCTGCCAAGCAGAAGGGATCTGACCTCGAAGCTGCCAAGAAGATGCTGAAGGAGGCGTATGAAACTGGCGACACGGACAAGATGGCAGAGGCGCAAGAATCTATTGCTATTCTTGCTAATGAAAAGCGTGTCCTTGACTCATACACCCCGCCAAGCCCTTCTAGCGTAAGCTATCTACAACCAGCTACACCTCAAGAAGTACAGCAACCTGTAGCATCACAACCTGCACAACCACAGGCGTCTGCTAAGGCTGTTTTATGGAAAGAGAGTAATCCCTGGTTTGGCGACGACATGACCCTTACTGGGTACGCCATTGACATCCACAACAAGCTGATTAACGCAGGGGTGGATGCAGAGAGCGACCAGTACTACGAGGCGATTGATAGCGCCGTTAACAAATTTCGTAAAAGCATTCCTGGCCCAGCGGAAGCGAAGCCAGCACAAACCAAACCAAGAAACGGAGTTGTCGTGAGTTCATCCAGAACACCTAGCGGCAAAACCCGCACCACTGTCCAGTTGACCGAATCGGCCCTTGCAGTTGCTAAGCGGCTCGGCATTACCCCGCAGCAATATGCGAAAGAACTGGTCAAGCAGCAAAAGGAGAATCAGTAATGAAGCCGAATCGTGAAGCTGAAACCAGAGAAGCACAAACCCGAACTGAATCTTGGAAGCCTGCCTCGTTGTTGCCGGACCCTCCTCCCAGTGCAGACTGGGTATACCGTTGGGTTCGGAAATCAATCCGGGGAGAGTCTGACCCCTCTAATGTGTCCATGCGACTGCGCGAAGGATGGGCCATTGTTCGTGCGGAAGACCACCCAGAGATCCTTTCAGAGATCGCATTTAACGAATCTAAGAATGGGACAATCGAGATTGGCGGCTTGATTCTGTGTAAAGCGGCTCGTAGCTTGTCAGATCAACGTACTAAGTACTACGAGGATATGACGAGACGACAAGCTCAAGCTGTAGACAATAATCTAATGAAGGAACAAGACCCTCGGATGCCTCTCATCAATGAGAGCAGATCGAAGGTCACCTTCGGAACAGGAAGTTAAGAGGAATAAATATGGCTGCAACAGCTACCCCTTACGGTCTGATCCCTTATGAACTGGCTGGTTCCGCTCTTCGCGGTGCCGCCCGTAAGTATGTCATTGGTGCCAACAACACCAACGCCATCTATTTTGGATCTGCCGTCTCTGTAAATTCAGGCGTCATCACTGTGATTGGCGCTACCCCTACCACCACCCGGAACGGGAATACCCCGGTCGGCATCTTTGTCGGCTGTGAGTATACGGATCCGAATGGCCGTCCTACCTGGGCGCAGTACGTTCCTGCTGGCGCTACCGATGCTGGCTACACGAACATCTATGTTTATGTCGTAGATGATCCTCGTGTGGTCTTCAGGGTCCAGGCTGACGAAACGGTTGCTACGACTGCCATTGGCAAGAATGCACCGCTGGTCAATGTCACTGCTGGTTCTACGATTAGCGGCAACTCCACCTGTGCTTTGGATGGATCTGCTATCAACACGACCAACACGCTGGCTGTTAAGATCATTGGCTTTGTCGAGTCGGTTTATTCGACCCCCGGCGATGCCTTCACCGATTGCCTTTGCATCTGGAACCAGGGCGTCCACGCCTACCAGAACGCTACGGGCGCGTAATCTAAGGGACAAGGAAAGGAGAAT